CCGTATGCCCCAAAAGACGGCTTACGGTCTCGATGGGCACACCGTGCGAGAGCAGCACGGTGGTGGCGTTCGTATGCCGGGCAAGATGGAACAGAACCCACAAAGCAACCGTCAGCAAACAAGTAACGACAAAACGCAACCCGTTTGAAATGAGCGGATTTTCACTATTCTGCCAAATACCGGAAACGCAAGGAAGTGCGGAATATTGAGCCATTTCAGTTACCAAGTCGTTAGCTGCCTGTTACCGAAGCAAGGATAGGTGACGCACGGAAAATGAAATTGTTGGACAACCATTTCTTTTGCACTGATACGCAGTGTTCTGCAAATCAATGAACGCTTACATAGAAAGTAAATTTGCAAACAAAAAAATGTGAGCGTATGAAAATTGAAAAATTCAAGGTATTGCTCTACCTGAAAAAGAGTGGAACGGACAAGTTGGGCAAAGCCCCGATAATGGGACGAATTACGGTAAACCGCACGATGGCGCAGTTCGGCTGCAAGCTGTCGTGCAAGCCGGAGTTGTGGAATGCACGGGAGAGCCGACTGGACGGCAAAAGCCGTGAGGCAGTAGAAACCAATGCCAAGCTAGACAAGCTGCTACTTGCCGTAAATCATGCTTTCGACACCCTGGTGGAACGCGGACAGGACTTTGACGCTACGGCGGTCAAGGAACTGTTCCAAGGCAGCATGGAAACACAGATGACACTGCTTAGAATGACTGACCGTATCTGTGAGGACTTGAAGGCACGTATCGGCATCGACCGTGCCAAAGGAACTTATCCCGGCTATTACTACATGAGAATGAGATTGGGCGAGTTCATCCAATGGCAGTTCAAGACGAAAGATATTGCTTTCGGTCAGCTTACCGAGCAGTTCATCCATGACTACCAGAATTATGTGATGGACGTGAAGGGACTGGCGGTAGATACCGTGCGCCATTATCTCGCCATTTTGAAAAAGATATGTCGTATCGCCTACAAGGAGGGATACGCAGACAGGTGTTTCTTCGCCAATTTCACCCTTCCACAAAAGACAGAACGCACACCGAGGGCATTAAGCCGTGAGGACTTCGAGAAAATCCGCAATGTGGAAATACCTGCATGGCGCACCACGCATATCCTCGCCCGTGACCTTTTCCTGTTTGCCTGTTATACGGGAACCGCCTATGCCGATGCGGTGAGCGTTACCCGTGAGAATCTTTACACGGACGATGAGGGAAACCTCTGGCTGAAGTATCACAGGAAGAAAAACGAGCTTCGGGCAAGTGTCAGGCTGCTTCCCGAAGCACTTGCGCTGATAGAGAAATATCGTGATGACAGCAGACCGACACTTTTCCCGACGGTTCATTACCCCAACATGAAACGGCACATGAAAGCCCTTGCCGTCCTTGCCGGAGTGAATGGCGGCTTGTGCTATCATCAGGCAAGACATTCATTTGCCTCGCTGATTACACTGGAAGCCGGAGTACCGATTGAGACAATCAGCCGGATGCTGGGACATTCCGACATAACCACCACGCAAGTGTATGCCCGTGTCACTCCGAAAAAGCTGTTTGAGGACATGGACAAGTATATTGAAGCAACCAAGGACTTGAAGCTTGTCCTGTAATCATTAAAATCAGAAACTTAAAACATTACAATTATGCGCAGTACATTTTCCGTATTACCATACATCAACAGGAGTAAGGTAAAGGCAGACGGTACGACCGCCGTCCTGTGCCGCATCACCGTAGACGGTAAGAGTTCCACAATGGCGACAGGCATCTATTGCAGACCCGAAGACTGGAACAGCAAGACAGGCTCAATCCGTACCGTCCGTGAAAACAACCGCTTGCTGGAGTTCCGCAAGTCCGTCGAATGTGCCTATGAGGATTCATTGAAGAAGCAGAACGTAGTGAGTGCCGAGCTGCTCAAAAATACGCTGGCAAAGAAAGCCGTCATTCCGGTCAAACTGTTACAGATGGGCGAAATGGAACTTGAAAGGCTGCTTGTCCGCTCAAAGGAGATAAATTCTACTTCGACATACAGAAATTCAAAATACTATCAGAAGTATTTGACGGACTTTCTTGCTTCACAGGGAAAGAGTGATATAAATCTGGCTGAAATCACGGAAGAGTTCGGCAATTCCTATAAAGCTTTCCTGAAACGCTACAAGAACTTCGGACCGTCACAGATGAACAAGTGCCTGTGCTGGCTGAGTAAGCTGGTGTATCTTGCCGTTGATTATGAGATACTCCGTGCCAACCCGTTGGAAGACATGGAATACGAGAAGAAGCCCGCTCCGAGGCATAAGCACATCAGCCGTGCGGAGCTGAAGACCATCCTCGAAACACCGATGCCCGACCCCTTGCAGGAACTTGGGCGGAGGGCGTTCCTGTTCTCGAGTTTCACGGGACTGGCATACGTGGACATCATGCTGCTCCATCCGCACCATATTGGCACGACATCGGACGGTAGGCGCTATATCCGTATCAACCGCAAGAAAACCAGCGTAGAGGCATTCATTCCCCTGCATCCGATAGCGGAACAGGTACTTGAACTTTACAACACAAAAGACGACACCAAGCCTGTATTTCCGCTTCCGAGCCGTGACGAGATGTGGTTTGAAATACACGAGATGGGGGTTGCCATCGGCAGGGAGGAAAACTTGTCCTATCATCAAGCCAGACACTCCTTCGGAACTTTTTTGATTTCGGAGGGTATCCCCATCGAGAGCATAGCCAAGATGATGGGGCACTCCGGCATAAAGACTACCCAACGGTACGCAGAAGTTACGGACAAGAAAATTTCAAAGGACATGGACAATCTTATGGCTGTCAGAAGATTATACGGAACAGGCGAATACAGGGAAAACAAGTTGTCAGCAAAAGACTAATGAGTATGGAACGAGGAATCATTACAATCAATGAAAAAGGAGTGGTCGCCATGCCGACCGCTCCCGTCTGGATGACACAGCAGGAAATATCAGACCTATTTATGATATTCTGCTATGACATCCGCAAGGCTATCCGTGATATTTATAAGAATCATGAACTATTGGAAGAAACAACCATGTGCTACATCAGACAGGAAGACGGGACACGTTACGAGGTATACAGCCTTGAAATGGTCATAGCTCTTGCGTTCAGACTACGCAGCAGGGAATGTATGGCTTTCAGAATGTTTATTATGGAAAGGCTGTATGCGCCCAATCGGGAAAAGCCCATTCATTTGTTCTTTTCACTGTCCAAAACCAATCCACGATACAAATGTTAGTGTTGTTTGTATCTATAATGATAATAATGCAAGAAGCCGATGGCTAGGTAATTTACCTATCGCCATCTGCTTCTGTTTCTTTCATACTTTACAAAATTACGTTTCCGCTCGGTAGGCGTTCCGATAGCCGCCCATCACCAGCTTTTCAATGTCCGATTCCTTGTAGAGAATCTTGCCGCCTAACTGACAGTAAGATACCATCCCGTTGTTGCGGTAGTCCTGCAAGGTACGTCGGCTCACCTTGAGCCATGCCGACACCTCCTTGTCCGTCAGGAAGCGTTCATTACCGAATGAAGCCCTGCTTTTTTCGTTCATGTTTTCAATGCCGTCAAGCATGGTGTCCAATTGCTCCATGAAGCCGACAGCCCATTCATCGTTTGTCATAATCGTTTTGTTCATTTATTACAGTGGATTTAGTGGTACAATAAATTCAATTACATTCAGATGGTCTTTCCCCGACAGGCGGCATCCTTTCGTCTGTCTTCCACGAGCCGGACGATACGCAATACGTCCTCCGGATTGTAAAAAATCTTATGCCCGATTTGGGAGTAAGCCAGCGTACCGTTGTCGCGCAACGTCTGCAACGTCCTCGGACTGATGCGCAGCTGTTGGCAGACATCCTGATTGTCCATCCAGCGGCTGAGCCGTCCTTCCTCTCTCTTGCCGAGGGTTTCATTCACCCGGTCGGAGAAGCGGTTGAACTTTCCGACCATTTCTTCAAATACGTCTTTCGAGATAATCACAAATTCATTCATTGCATATACTGTTTTTATTGTTGGTAATCCTGTTTGCCTGCAAAGTAAAGCCAATGCCAGCATCGGACAATGGCTTTACTACTGACTGGCAGCTTGTGGCTGCAAGTGGTAGGGATTGGCTTAATTCCATATTCCGCAACAGCCTTTCCGGTTGCCGACTGTACAAAGAAAAGCCAACTTCGGCAGATTCCAACCAACCCGCAGCATCGTGGCAGTATTTGGCACCGATGTGGTAGCCTGTGGCGTTTTTCGTTTTTATTGTGCTTTCACTAAGATTTCAGCATAAGTGAAGAACATTATGGTAGCATTGGATATACAAATTGCCAATCATAACACACTTATTACTCAAATATACAACCTTATAGTTGTACTCCTCAGGTATTTATATTACCTTTGTATTCAAACAAGATAATCTTTCAATAAATACAATGACAAACAGAATGTATTGTGATGCCTTAGAAACCGTAAGATGCGCAGCTAAGCTTGGGCAGGACAACAAAGATTGGGTGAAGTACTCGCAACAGATTGCTACTACTATGTCCAAACGAATGGCGGAACTTAGTTTGACACAACAGATGCTTGCTGAAAGGATGAATTGCACCCAACAATATATTTCTAAAGTGTTGAAGGGGAAAAAGAATATGTCGCTGGAAACGATATGTAAGATAGAAAACGCATTGGGTATTGAGATTATCAAAAATCTGAACGGAAATAAATAACAAATAAAAGGCGGAGCAAAATATGTCAATACAAAGTGAAGCGGCATTGGAAGCCGGACTTATCGCTACACTTCAGCAAATGGATTATGAGTATATCCAAATTGCGGAAGAAGATAATCTTCAAGCAAATTTCAAACGTCAGTTGGAGATACACAACCGTAAACGATTGGCAGAACATGGTCGAACTGAATTTACGGCAGAGGAATTTGAAAAGATTCTTATCTATCTTGAAGGCGGTACGAGGTTTGAAAAGGCAAAGAAGCTCCGCGACCGTTATCCGCTTGACATGGCAGACGGCAAACGTATTTGGGTGGAATTTCTCAATCGTCAACAATGGTGTCAGAACGAGTTTCAGGTTTCCAATCAAATAACGGTGGAAGGTCGAAAAAAATGTCGCTACGATGTGACCATTCTTATAAATGGTCTGCCATTGGTGCAGATTGAATTGAAACGCCGTGGCGTGGAACTCAAACAAGCGTATAATCAGATACAACGTTATCACAAGACATCTTTTCACGGATTATTTGACTACATTCAGTTGTTCATTATTTCCAACGGCGTAAATACCCGTTACTTTGCCAATAACCCGAACAGCGGTTATAAATTCACGTTCAACTGGACGGATGCAGCCAATGTGCCGTTCAATGAACTGGATAAATTTACTGCCGCTTTTTTAGAGAAATGCACTTTAGGTAAAATCATTGGCAAATATATCGTATTGCATGAAGGCGACAAATGCCTGATGGTACTCCGTCCGTATCAATTCTATGCCGTAGAAAAGATATTGGACAAGGTAAAGAACTCCAATGACAACGGTTATATATGGCATACGACTGGAGCAGGAAAGACTTTAACCTCGTTCAAGGCTGCACAACTCGTTTCCGAACTAAACGATGTAGATAAGGTCATGTTTGTGGTTGACCGCCACGACCTTGATACACAAACCCAGTTGGAATATGAAGCCTTTGAACCGGGCGCAGTGGATGGTACGGACAACACGGACGAACTTGTAAAGCGGCTACATAGCAACTCTAAGATAATCATCACTACTATTCAAAAGCTCAATGCCGCAGTCAGTAAGACGTGGTACAGCAATAAGATAGAATCCATACGCCACTCACGTATTGTAATGATATTTGACGAGTGCCACAGAAGTCACTTTGGGGAAAGTCACAAAAGAATAATGAAGTTCTTTGACAATGCCCAAGTGTTCGGATTCACGGGTACGCCCATCTTCACGGAAAATGCTGTGGACGGGCATACCACCAAAGAAATATTTGGCAATTGCCTGCACCAATATCTTATCAAGGATGCCATTGCCGATGAAAATGTACTGGGATTCCTTGTAGAATATTATTATGGGAACGAGAATGTAGAAGCGGGTAATGCTAACCGAATGGAGGAAATAGCCAAATTCATCCTTAATAATTTCAATAAGTCAACTTTTGACGGTGAGTTTGACGCCCTGTTTGCCGTGCAGTCTGTGCCGATGCTTATACGTTATTACAAGATATTCAAGTCTCTGAATCCGAAAATACGTATCGGTGCGGTGTTCACATACGCTGCCAACAGTAGCCAAGATGATGAACAGACAGGAATGAATACAGGACAGTATGTCAGTGAAAGTACAGGTGAAGCAGACGAGCTTCAAGCCATCATGGATGACTACAATGAAATGTTTGGCACAGCATATACTACCGAAAATTTCCGAGCCTATTACGATGACATCAATGAACGCATGAAAAAGAAGAAAGCGGGCATGAAGCCGCTTGATCTCTGCCTTGTCGTGGGTATGTTCCTTACAGGTTTCGATAGCAAAAAGCTAAACACACTTTATGTAGATAAGAACTTGGAGTATCACGGTCTGTTGCAAGCCTTTAGTCGTACTAACCGTATTTTGAACGAGAAAAAGCGGTTTGGCAAGATTATATGTTTCCGTGATTTGAAAAGCAATGTTGATACAGCCATCCGGTTATTCAGCAATTCCAATAATCCGGAAGAAATAGTACGCCCTACGTATGAGGAGGTAAAAAAGGAATACCAACAGTTAGCCACGGACTTCTTACAGAAATACCCGAAACCAAGCAGCATAGATTTGTTGCAAAGTGAAAAGGATAAGAAAGATTTTGTATTGGCTTTCCGCGACATTATCCGTAAACACGCAGAAATTCAAATATATGAGGATTATAGTGATGAAGCGAACGATCTTGGTATGACAGAACAACAATTTATGGATTTCCGAAGCAAGTACCTTGATATTCACGATACATTTGTTCCTTCGGACATGCCTTCACCCTCTCCAAACAATGGCGATGAGACACCAAGTGATGAAAGGTTGGAAGATGTGGATTTTTGTCTTGAACTCCTGCACAGCGACATCATCAATGTGGCTTATATCCTTGAACTGATTGCCAATCTTGACCCATATAGTAACGATTATGTAGAACGGCGCAAGAGTATCATTGATACGATGATTAAAGATGCTGAAATGCGCAACAAAGCGAAACTTATTGATGGTTTCATTCAAAAGAATGTGGATGAAGACAAGGAGAACTTCATGCTGCAACGGCAGAAGGCAGATGGTACAAGTGAACTCGAAGAACGATTGAATAGGTATATCTCATTAGAGCGAGAAAAGGCAGTAAACTCATTGGCGCAAGATGAAGGGCTTTCTTCTGATGTGCTTGACCATTATCTGAAAGAATATGATTACCTGCAAAAAGAACAACCTGAAATCATACAAAAGGCATTGAAAGAGAAGCACCTCGGTCTGATAAAGACACGTAAAGCTCTGACACGGATAATGGATAGACTACGTAACATTATCAGAACTTTTAATTGGGATTAAGATTATGGATAAGATAAAAGAACCGGGTTATGTATATATCCTAACGAATCCAAGTTTTCGTGAGGATTGGGTTAAGATTGGTAAAAGCGCACGTCCTGTTGATGTGCGCTCAAAGGAACTCGATAATACAGCCGTACCTTTGCCTTTTGAAATATATGCTACAATCAGAACTATAAAATACAATGAGGTAGAAAAACTCGTACATGAGTTAATAGACAGTCTTACAGATTTTCGCATCCGTCGAAATAGAGAATTTTTCAATGTCAATCCGCAAAGGGCACTAGAAATATTTAAAAAGATAGCACTAACTATAGACGATGCAGTTATAACTGAATATACTGATAACAAGCTTATTCCTAATAATAGTGGTTCGGTCGCTTATCAAGATAGCGCACATAACAAAGGCAAGGATTACACAAAATACTCCCTTAATGGGAATGGTGTTTTTGGCAAAGGTAAATTGGCTTTAGAGATTATACGTTGTTATGTCCAAGAAAATCAAGTCTGCTATCAGGATTTGTTTGCCATATTACCTAAGAAATTGATTAAAACGGTTAAAGAGGTTGATGATTGGAAACGGCTAACAGAAGACAAGAAGAAAGATACAAGATGGTTTGAACATGATGTACTTGAGAGCTGCGATGGTGTCAAATTTCTCGTATCAACTCAACATGGCAAAAATAATATAGACAAGATATTTGAGCTTGCGAATAAATTTGGATATGAAATTAAAGAACTAAAATAGATATGAGCGAAGAATTACAACAAAAACTCCGTGACCAGCTTTGGGAAGTAGCCAATAAGTTGCGTGGTAATATGTCAGCCAGTGATTTCATGTATTTCACATTGGGTTTTATCTTCTACAAATACCTGTCTGAAAAGATAGAAGCATACGCCAATAATGCTTTGGTGGATGATGGTGTATCGTTCAAAGATTTGTGGAATATGGAGGATGAAGATGCCGTTGAACTACAAGAGGAACTGAAAAAGCAATGTCTGGAGGGTGTCGGTTACTTCATAGAACCGACTTACTTGTTTTCATTGGTAATAGACAGGATTAAAAGGAAAGAGAATATATTGCCAATACTTGAACGGTCTCTGAAACGTATTGAGGATAGTACATTGGGACATGACAGCGAGGAAGATTTCGGCGGTCTGTTCTCTGATATTGACCTTGCTTCACCAAAATTAGGCAAGACGGCAGATGACAAGAATACGCTTGTCAGCAACGTCTTGTTGGCTTTGGACGATATAAAGTTTGGAGTGGAAGCATCTAATGAGATTGATATTCTTGGCGATGCCTACGAATATATGATTGGTCAATTTGCCGCAGGAGCCGGGAAAAAAGCCGGAGAGTTTTATACTCCGCAAGAAGTCAGCCAAATATTGGCAGAGATTGTTTTTATCGGTCGCACACGGCTTCGCAATGTGTATGACCCGACTTGCGGTAGTGGTTCGTTGCTTCTTCGTGCGGCAAAGGTGGGTCATGCAGTGGACATTTATGGACAAGAGAAGAATCCGACCACTTACAACCTTGCCAGAATGAATATGCTGTTGCACGGCATCAGATTCAATAACTTCAAGATAGAAAACGGTGATACGCTGGAGTGGGACGCATTTGGCGATACGCAGTTTGATGCAGTCGTGGCTAATCCTCCGTTCTCCGCAGAATGGAGTGCTGCTGACAAATTCAACAATGATGACCGTTTCAGCAAGGCTGGACGACTTGCACCGAAAAAGACAGCCGACTATGCTTTTATCCTGCACATGATTTACCACTTGAATGAGGGTGGAACAATGGCTTGTGTGGCTCCTCATGGTGTGCTTTTCCGTGGTAATGCCGAAGGTGTAATCCGTCGTTTCCTCATCGAAAAGAAAAACTATATTGATGCCATTATCGGTTTGCCTGCCAATATTTTCTATGGCACAAGCATACCGACTTGTATCCTTGTCTTTAAGAAATGCCGCAAGGAGGATGATAATATCCTGTTCATTGATGCAAGCAAGGAGTTTGAAAAGGTAAAGACTCAAAACAAACTTCGTCCGCAGCATATACAGAAAATTGTCGAAACCTATCGTGACCGCAAGGAAATAGAAAAGTATAGCCATCTTGCCACATTGCAGGAAGTCGCTGACAACGATTATAATCTGAATATTCCCCGATATGTTGATACCTTTGAAGAAGAAGCACCTATCGACATCAAGGCTGTAATGGCAGAAATTAAAGAACTTGAAGCCAAACGTGCCGAACTTGACAAGGAGATAGAGGGGTATTTGAAAGAGTTGGGGTTGGTTGAATAAAAGGAAGTGTAATGGCAAAGCGGTTTGAAATAAGAAACAGTACGGCAGAGTTCCTTATCTTCGCCATTGAAGGTAAGGAAGATGGCATACAAGTGGTGTATCAGAATGAAACTGTCTGGTGTACGCAAAAAACTATGGCAATCTTATTTGATTGTTCTACCGACAATATAGGTTTACATTTAAAGAACATATATGCCAGTCAGGAGTTGCAGAAAGAAGCAACTACCGAGTTTTTCTCGGTGGTTCAAACGGAGGGTGAGCGTCAGGTCAATAGAAAAACGCAGTTCTACAACTTGGATGCCATTATCTCTGTGGGCTATCGTGTAAACAGTATCAGGGCTACACAATTTCGCCAGTGGTGTACCTCTGTCATTCGCCAGTTCTCTATCCGTGGCTATGTGATAGACAAGAAACGTATGGAAAACGGCTCATTTATTGGAGAGGACTATTTCGAGCATTTATTGGCAGAAATCCGTGAAATCCGCCTTAGTGAACGTCGTTTCTATCAAAAACTTACGGATATTTATTCTACAGCCATTGATTACAATCGTGATGCACCTACCACACGGTTATTTTTCAAAAAAGTACAGAACAAAATGCACTATGCAGTGCACGGTCAGACAGCCGCAGAACTAATTGTGAATAGAGCCAATGCTGAAAAAGAACACATGGGACTGACTACGTGGGAAAATGCTCCTGACGGGAAAATAGTCAAGACCGATGTAAGTATTGCCAAGAACTATCTGAAAGGTATAGAGCTGGAAGATATGGGACGTTTGGTCAATGCCGTGTTGGATATGGCTGAGCGTATGGCGAAGCGTCATATACCTATGACAATGGAGGACTGGGCAAAACGTATTGACATCATTCTTGAAGCCGGTGGCGATGCTGTCCTTCCAGATGCAGGTAAGGTTACGGCAGAATTCGCTAAGAAATTTGCCGAAACCGAATTTGAGAAATACCGCGTCATTCAAGACCGTTTGTTTAGCTCGGATTTCGACCGTTTTAATGATGGTGACCACTTGTTGCCATTTGATATTAACCCTGATAATGAATAGTGACTATGACAAATAATAACGATAAAAAAGTCCTTAATGTTCCCCATTTGAGATTCCCTGAGTTTAGTGGGGAGTGGAAGAAGTGTAAATTTGGAGATATTGCAACCGGATTCGACTATGGTATGAATGCTGCTGCAAAGCCTTTTGATGGTGAGAATAAATATATTCGCATTACAGACATAGATGAAGCTTCTTCTCAATATCTATATGATGATGTTGTTTCTCCAGATGGAGAATTGGGGGATAGTTATCTCGTAAAAGAGAATGATATTCTTCTTGCTCGTACAGGAGCAAGCACAGGGAAAAGCTATCTTTACCGCAATAGTGATGGTAAGCTATATTTTGCAGGATTTCTTATACGTGCAAATATTTATAAGCACAATTCATATTTTGTGTTTTCTCAACTACATACACATCGATATAAGAAATGGATTTCTGTAATGTCTGCTCGTTCTGGACAGCCCGGTATAAATTCACAGGAATATGCTTCTTTCCCTCTTTATACTACATCTTTACAGGAAGAAGATAAAATTGCCTCGTTTTTAAAGTTACTTGACGAGCGCATTGCTACCCAAAACAAAATCATTGAGAAACTGGAAACCTTAATTAAGGGGATAAGACATAATATCTTTAAGCAACTCCGAAAGGATGTTGGTTCTAATGCCACTATTGACGATATACTTTCTTTTGAACAACCGCAACGATACATAGTATCAAGTGCAGAATATAGTAACGATGACACTTTCACTCCCGTATTAACTGCTAATAAGGCTTTTATACTTGGCTATACAACAGAAACAGACGGCATCTATGATAAAGGTGATTGCATTATAATTGATGATTTTACTTTGGACTGTAAATATGTATCATTTCCATTCAAAGTAAAGTCATCTGCGATTAAAATACTCACCGCAAACAATAAATTTATCCTTAGATACACATATGAGTATTTGAAATCGCTTGAACTCTCAACGGAAGAACATAAACGACATTATATTGCCGAAGTTCAGCCACACAGTTGCGTATTACCAGATAATAAAACTCTTAAAATTATTGCTTTAATGTTTGAACGTATTGCTGATAAATTAGCAAATGAGCAATTATTGGCATTCATGCTTAACAAGCAGAAGCAATATCTTTTATCTAAAATGTTTATATAAGCATTTGCGATAACAAATAAGATTTCTGTGCTTGGTAGTAAAACAAGATTTGCTTCTCAACTGATACTTTATCTTCAATAGAAGAAAGTTTTTGGGCAATAGCAGATTGTTTCTCTATGGTCGGACAAAAGATTTTGGCTTTACCATAATCCTTAAAATAAATGTGTGGTATTGCCATTCCTGTTTTATATGGCTCAAAACTAAATCTTTGCAAGGCGAAGTAGATGTATTTTAAGCAATAGCCATCTTTTACTGTTAGGCTGTTGAGAGTTCCAATGTAGCTGTATTCTCCAGTAACAAACTTAACTGTACCAACACCTGAACCATCTTTGATTATCAAAATAGATTCACCATTCATATCTGTTGTTTCTGTGTAACCACTAATACCCGTTGCTCCATAAACAGGGAAAGTTCCAGTTTCTGCAACTTGGCTTTCCTGCAATGTGGATGAATTGCATTCGAGGCAATTTCTTATAAGTGTATTAGGCTTATGCGCAGAAATAACAGTTTCGATAATCCCCTTAATTAGTATGTTTCCGTCCTTAATTTGACACAAAGTATGACAACATGACGGCTATTACTCTTTTTTTGACATATTGTACCCTTCTTTTCTTTTTTGGCATATCTATTGCTGTTTTGTAAATGTTTAATATTAAATTTTTAAGATATGGCAAAAAAGAAAGTATATGTATGTTTTGACTATGACAGAGATAAACGCTACAAATATCTTATGGAGGCATGGGATGCAAATCCAAACTTCGATTTCACATTTAACGACCAGTCTCCGGATGAAATACAATCGAATGATATTTCGGTTATAAAGAGTTGCTTGACGAAAAAAATAAATGCTGCAGCATATACAGTAGTTTTAGCGGGAAAGGATGCAAACAAAACGCACAAAGACTATTTGAAAATAGGTTATAAGAATTGGCAAAACTTTGAAGTTGCCCGTAGCGTAGATAATGGCAATAAATTAATCGTGGTGAAATTACCAGAATACACAGAGGCTCCAGAGGAAGCTTACGGACATGGTGCAGAGTGGGTATCAGAATTTGGCCAACAAAAAATCATCAATGCACTCAATATTGCAGCACAAAAATAATAAATGAAATCAGAAGAGAACTATTACGATCATTATAAAGATAGTTTTGAGCAACAAAAGAACTACATACACAAACGAGACCGTTATACCATTGCTTTATTGGCAATGGTATCGGTTTTGTGTTTAAAAGTTGTTGATTTTGAAGATGTAAATAGAAATATCAATATTATAATATCACAATATATCGGTAACATAAATATAGATATCAAATACATTGGCGTTGCTCTGTCTTATATTTACCTTTGGTTGATAATACAGTATTATCAAGTTTGCCTTACCATTGAAAAAATGTACAATTATATTCATGGTATAGAGGAAATATTGTCAATAGATGGGTATAAAATAGAACGAGAAGGGGTTAACTATCTTAAATCATATCCTTGGTTAAAATCTCTTACCCATAGAATATACGTTCTCTTATTTCCAATCATTTTTATTTCCATAGCCTTTATTTGCGCAAAAACAGAATGTACATATTTGATTGAGAGCGGAAGGAATTTTCCATCAATAATATCCTTAGTCGCATATATTATCAGCATCCTAATGTCTCTATTATATCTATCTAATAGATGGTGTCACGAAGAATTTTTTTCAAAGAAATCATATCCCAACATTAAATGGTGGAAACGCATAATATATTATTTAGGAATTAAGAAACTTCCATAATTCATTTGTGTTTTACAATCCCCAATTCAGGCGATTATTTATAAGGCAAAGATAGATGGGATAAACAAGGGCACGTGGCGAAGAATAGACCTATGTAAAGTTTTGCAAGAACGGAATGAGAAGAATATTAATGGAAGAACAATCTGTTCTGTTTCTGTCAGCCAAGGGGTTGTGAATCAAATTGAATATCTTGGACGTTCTTTTGCGGCAAAACAAACAAGTCACTATAATGTTGTCAAATATGGTGATATTGTTTACACGAAAAGTCCAACGGGTGACTTCCCGTATGGTATAATAAAGCGCAACGACATTAGAGAAGATGTAGCTGTTTCACCTTTGTATGGAGTTTATATTCCTGCAAGTAATAGTATAGGCGTAATTTTGCATTTTTATTTTATGCGACCAAGCAATGCCTTCAACTATCTTCATCCGCTCATACAAAAAGGTGCAAAGAACACTATAAACATAACTAACGGAAGATTTTTGGAAAATTCCGCTCCTCTCCCCATTTCAGAAAATGAAGCCAACAGTATAGCTGGAATCTTGAAATCTATTCAAGAAAAAATTGAGATAGAAAAAAGTTTATTGCAATCATACACCAAAGAGAAAGAGTATCTGTTACGGCAGATGTTCATATAAACAACAGGCGTAGCAGATAACACTTTTGATTATAAAGCAATGTCATTATCTGTTTTTCAACATTTAGTTTGCCAGAATAGGTATTGAGAATTGAGTATATTTTGCGCTGCTTTTCTATCACAGGGAAAGAAAATTTTTTCTTCATAAAGTCACTTTTCTGCAAATTGAAACGTGTACTACCTTGTGCCAAAGGGTAAACGGCTTTTCTAAATGATTGTGATGAAACATAGTAAGCCAAAAATGGAGGATATATCTTAGTTTCATCGGTTATATGAATACCAAAGCAAAAACTATTCAGATACAAAGGATAAGCTTCTCCCAAATATACGGCGCCCATTCCAACTTCTTCCGGCGTTTCAGAAGATAACGTAAGAAGAATATCTCCATAACGGACAACTGATTGTTGTTCTGTTTCATTGATTTTCACCAGCCCCACATCGGTTGAATCAATGATTTGATTCTTATAGACATTCATGTATGTTATGAACGGATAGCCGTCACCAAAATCTTCCGCACTTTTCCCTGATAATCCTGAATATGATTGTCCAAAGTCACTAAAAGATAATGTGACTTGCAGCGTTTCTCGTCCAATCAAGGTATCGCACATCGCCTGAATTAAGGATTCGTATTTCTCAATGATTTTGTTTTGGGTAACGATTCGTTCATCAATAAGGCGAAGTAAAGTCGCAATTTTAGTCTGTTCCGGTTTTGATGGTAATCCGATATAACACTCAGAAAAATTCTTAGAACTAATTGAGTAAATCTTCGTTCCTTGGGCGATTCGTCTTATCTGATTATGAAATGCAGTAGATGAAAACGCATATCCTTTGTAGCCTATAACAGTTCTGTTCTTGTTGTCTCGTCCATGAATTGTATGTAATCCACAAACGATGTCTTTCCCTGCAAGGTTAAAGAACTCAACAGTCTTGGCTACCTCATTTGTATCTTCCGAAGCATCTGCAAAAGCCACATCGCCCTCTTTGCACAATTCAAAGTTCTTGGGCATGTTGCCCTCTTTTATATTAGGCAATTTGTCTTTTGTCAAATTTACCATAGTTGGAAGTCCCACGTGAATAAGTCCATAATGTAAATTCATTATGGTATTAGTGTCATATTCCAGTTGCTCCCAACTAAGCGAATTGGTTGAGTAGATATCTAACAAGTCTGACACTTTACACTTTCCCCATTCCTCCGTAAACTCTGGAAATCTCAAAGGGGGAACTAATCACATTATCTTTCTCTAATTATAAGAACCAATTATTTAGAAATCATGATTCACAAAACAGTTAGAGAAATTGCAGGAGCTTGGAAAGAATACAAGCGTCCTTATGTGAAGCAGTCCACGATGGCAGCTTATGTGTTAATTTTGGAAAACCACATTCTTCCGTGTTTGGGAGATAAGGATTCCCTTTACGAACAAGAAGTACAGGCTTTTGTCTTGCAAAAGTTGGAAAAAGGTTTGAGTATTAAAACGATTAAGGACATTCTGATTGTCCTTAAAATGGTGATGAAATTCGGGGTCAAGAATGAGTGGATGAACTATTACGAATGGGACATAAAATATCCTACGACTACCGCCAATAAAGAGCTGGAGGTGCTATCTGTAGCTAATCACAGAAAGATTCTGAGCTATATCCAAAGCCATTTTACATTTACCGGGCTTGGCATTTATATTAGTCTTAGCACCGGATTACGTATCGGAGAAATATGTGCCTTAAAATGGAGCGACATCAATGTTGTTGACGGTACTATAACGGTCAGCCGCACTATCGAACGTATTTATATCATTGAAGGCGAGAAAAAACACACAGAACTTGTTATCAACACACCTAAAACCAAGAACTCCTGCCGAGAAATACCTATGAGCAAAGAATTACTTGCAATGATAAAGCCATTGAAAAAGGTACTTAATGACGATTTTTATGTGCTTACTAATAACGAACGTCCGACAGAGCCACGCACGTATCGTAATTACTATAATAATCTGATGGTGAAGCTTAACATACCCAAATTGAAGTATCATGGTCTGCGTCATAGCTTCGCTACACGTTGCATTGAAGCTGGGTGTGACTATAAAACCGTAAGTGTATTGTTGGGGCACTCAAATATCTCAACCACGCTTGACCTTTATGTCCATCCTAATATAGAACAGAAAAAGCGTTGCATCACCAAAATGTTCAAGTCATTGGGGAAATAGTACGTTTGTATGTATATAGTGGATAAGTGAAACATCAGGCTTCCCGACTTTGGAGAGGAAGCCCGGCGGCAAGGCTTTTGAGTGTAACCCGAAAGGTTTTGAGAAACTCAAAACATACCTTGCTGCTTCCACTTTTCGGGAGTAACCGAAAAGCCTTTGAGTTACTCAAAGGACACCTTGCTGATTTCAGGTGAAATCAATAATCCGTCAAGAAACGGATTGAGAAAATAGCTATTACTTCGAATCTCAAAGCATCGTTTTCCGATACCTAAGCTGCCCAAAAGAAGAATAGAAACTGAGAGGTAATCTCCTTTTGGGGATGTTGATGGGGTGGTATATCTGCTTGTTAGTGCAAATGGTTGCATACAAGCTTGCCTGTCTGCCTGCATAATCAAAAGTTAGAGGTTATTAGAATGGATATAGAATAAGAAGAATTTATAAAAATGGTAAAGCTGTAATTTACAGGGTAATAGTAGCAAAATATTGATGACGTACTGATGTGCTGTTGTACTGATGCATTGACGTGCAGACTTATTGACGTACTGTTGTACTTCAGTACAGCAGCACATAAAGGATTCGGCAACAGATTGCCGATTAAAATATATGAATCCGCCATTCAATATCGCACTATTTCAATGGAAAAATCAATGTGTGTTACAATGAATCTGTACATAATAACTTGTATCGTTGATTGCAGAAACGTATAAGCACATACAAATGACATTTTATCGTTGAAGTGGTAGATGCTATCCCTATTGCCGGGATAAAACAAGCACTGACTGTTATCCGTAGAGTATCACATAACCTTCAAGATAGAGGGATGATAAAAAATTATATTTGGAAGTCCGATTTTCTCCATTTTCCAGTGAAATAGTTTTGGTAATGAGGGAGAAAAACACTACTTTTGCACATGAGAAAAGTGTTCTTTTGATTAGTGCAGAACATTGCAGAATAGAGAAGCTCGCTGGTTTCCTAATCGTTACCTGTCAAGCAGACAATATTTGTAAGTTTCTTGTTTTCAATGGGTAAGAAAAAGTAATATGTCTTGCCACATGATAGGTCAACCGTATCTTGAAACCGCACTGCCTGCCAAGTTCCTTCAATATGGTGTTGCATCTGCCGTTGCTCGGTACCGGAAATACATGGT